CATATATAGGATGCCAGATTGAAGTATCATTCATTTCTTCGCTAATAACCTTTTCAAATACTTCCATCTTTTCTGCGTATGTCATACCAGAAGCATTATCAGGCTCATACCATTCTTCAAAATATTTTCGTTTTAATTCGTCCACCCCGAGAATATGTTCTTTTGTTTTTTCATTAGTATCAACAGATCCATATTTTAAAATAAAATGAAGATAATCATAATCTACAGGCTTACCCTCTTTAATATAATTGCATTTAAGTTCAAGAATAAGGTGACATAAACTTCCTAACTCTAATGCCAATGTAGTCTCTTTTGTATATTTTTTCTCACCATATTTAAGATTATATTGATATTCACAATTACGAAATGTTTCCAAACCACTATAACTCAATCTAGGAAGTGTGTCTCGATCTGCTTCAGTCACACTTCTCACTTTCCCCTCAAAAAAATCACTCATTGATTTATTATAATCTTCTATCAAATCATTGCTCATAATTACTCTTCCCTTCTATGCTAAAATAAGTGGGGTTTTCGATGTTATTTTTATCTTATCTACTTACCCCACTATACCCTCATGGAAGTATTACTATCTAAAAATAAATGCGTTTTTCCCACTTATTTTTATAAAATTTGACCAGTTAACGCTGCCAATCTACCCAGCCATCCGGAATAAACTGCATCCCCTCAATTGTCTTCCATTTTCCACTGGGAGTTTCCCGTTGCATTCGTCTTTCTGCTGTACTGTATCGTCTTACTCTTGTAGAGGTAATCTGCCAAACATATTTTACGGTATGATCTTTTCTAACCGTTAAAGTTTTACGTCTTTTAAATCGCCCCCAACGATATGAGTAACTTTTTTCATATCTGATGCCTTGTAAATTATAGGCATACCATTTATTTCCAGAGCGGATACGAAATTGATTGGTTGTTATAGAACCTTTTGGATATTTTTTAGTGCTGGTTTTATGTCCATAATAATGCTTGCCACGGTATGTGAAATATCCTGTTTTGGGTCTGCCATTTTTATCATAAATATAGATATGTCCTTGAGCGTCAACATATTTACCAGTTCTTGGTTTTGCATTTACAGTTAATGACGATCCTACAATCATCATCATGCACATTGCAACAATAAGAATTTTTTTCCAATTAGCTTTCATTTGTTTTCTCCTCTACTTTTTTATTTACAAGTAAAACCGCACATCCCAATTCATTTTCAAGTTCTTCTTTTGTCATTACACGAACCTTTTTTAATCCCCGAATATTTATAAGATGGATTTGCCTAAGACGATCCAAGTCTTTCATTTTTGTATATGAATCATTTAATTCTTCAGACAATGTTATTAAAGCTATTCCACTAAGTTCATCTAAATATACAATTTCAAAAATTCTATTATCGGATTCAGGAGCATATTTTTTATAATTAGTATTGTCTCCATAACCATAACGAATCATATAAATAGGATCAATTTTATTCTCTATAAACCAATTTGTATAAGTTGTATATTCATCGCCCCAATTTTTTACTTGAACATAATCACCTTTTTCCATTTTTTCACCCCGCTCTCTTTTATTAAATAAACAACGCACAAGTTGATATAACCATAAGCATTGGTGATACAAAGGCTACAATAATATCTTTTTTAGAAATTGTCTTTTTATCTTTTACATTCAACCAAACATTTATTCCACCAGACATAGCGGCGCACCCACTTGCTACAAGCACCTTAATAAAACTATTCATTTTAATCAGTCCTTTCTTTTGATTACTTCATTTACATCTTCCATAGTTACTAAAATTTTTTCTTTCATAAGTTGCAATAAGATATCCTTACCCTTATCAGTGGGAGAGTCTTTATAATCCAGTCTATGCTCTTTATCTAACACCAGATACACACGCACATAGGGAACGAGTGGTGCAACTTTTTTAATTAACTTTTGATAATAAGCAGTCGCTTCAAAACTATCTGATTCACCATATTCTCTATCCATACCAACAATTACTTCTTCAACTTTTAATTGTTCCAATATAATTTTAATTTGTGTTTTTGATATGTTTGATCCACATAACCCTACAACAAAACTATCTTCACCAAAATACGAATATGCCTGTAACACTGACTTTTCAGCTTCGACCAACATGACTTTTTTACATTGCCGGATCTTGTCTTTCGCAACATGTATACCATATAAATTACTACCAAGTTGATGACTTAGAAAACGACCACCGATTTGCAGTGGAACATATTTACCAAACCGTTCTGCATCTTCATCGTTTAAAAAGCGTCCTCTAATCCCTATAAGACGTTCATTAATATCTCTGTGTGGAATTGTGATCTGATTGGTTAATCCATAATACCCTATTTCAAATCGTGACATTGCTTCACGGGTTATATGTTCATCGAGCCAGCCCTGATAAGGTGCATACCAGAATATGTCAAGTATGTTTTCATTAATCTCAGTTAAATTAGGAACGGCTTTAGAATTCTTTTTTGCAGCCTTGAGACGATTGATCCATTCAAAGTCAGTGATTGTTTTTTCTAGTGAAGAACTATTGTATGCTTCTGAATCAGGAATTTCTAATACATAAGCCAAAAATCTTAATGCTTTGTAATAGGTCATTGTTTTCCCCTGAGCACGAAAAGCACGGATAACTAATTCAATTATGTTAAAACTTTGACCACAAGTAAAACAATGTACTGTACCACCATCTGATCGCTCATCATTTAAATAATATATTAATTTGTATGAACTATCACCACCATGACAATAAAAAGTAGAAAAGCATATATTACCAGAACTGTCAAATTTATAATCTTTGCATCCTAATGTCTGTATTATTTTAATTATATTATCTTTTGATAAACGATCAAAAATTTTTTGTTTATCAATATATTTATTATATATAATTTTCTTTTCTTCCATACTGCCTCTTTATATTTAAGGGTCTATTTCATAGTTAATAAGTCCTTGATAACATTCCTCAGTAATTTGTCTTTTCTTATAATATTTTTTTGCGACTTCTTTTATATGAGCCTCTTTATTTTGTTTATAATACAAAAATGCTTCCCAAGGAGTAGAGAATGTTCCCCCATAAACATAAGCACTATATGGGTGCAGATTGTTATGATAATCTCTACGAACCCCTCTGTAATGATTCATAGGGACTTTTTGCCCCGTCAATAAAGAATTAATTTCACGAGGAACCAAGCAACAATATTCAGAGCAATACATCTTATTATTTTTTTTAATTATATCTTTGTCTATCGCCCAATCTCTTCCACCGTTTTTCCAATACTGATAATTAGATTGTGAATGTACCCATTCATAAAAATTCTCATAATTCCACCAACATTCAGCAACCACAACCCCATCATAACCTTGTGGTCTTCGAGAACCATACGCTCTAGACATGATCGCTCCCCATGTTGTAAATTCTTTTGTGGCAACATTAGTTTGATCTTCTTCATATGCCGGATATTTAGTACCAATATATCCCCTATCATATACACTCGGATAATAAGGGTTGCGTACTTTTCCTTTTTGAAACGAGTCATAACTTGTATGAACTATAGCATTATATTTATCTTCAAATTGAACATATATATCATCCGCTCGTATATAAGAAATTATTTTCATCTTACTTCCTTGATTATTTACCTTTTCTTCTCCCTCTCGCTTACTTCTTAAATTTATCCACATTCTTATTTCCTCATTTTATCAATTAAATCTTTTGCCATTATACCCAGTTATACCCAAAAGGGAATCACCAATCAAAATCTCTTTTTGCTACTTGTTCTTCTTCTACTACTTCAGATTCAATTTCAACAGCTGTGGTATCAATAATTTCAGGTTCTTCATCATGTACCTGCGATTCTAAAACTGAATGCTCTTGAATCTTAGCTTCAACCTGTTCAATCTGAGTGAAGTCTATATCAATAAGATTAAAATCAAAATCTGTTACAAACAATGCCTCTTCATCCATTGTACCCAAATCAATCTGACTCCAAATTATAATATGAGTAAGTCTTCCTCTGCGAACCTTATACACCCAATGACCCATATTAGGCATTCGTAATCCAAAATGATTTTGAATAATAACATCCAATTTATCCTGTTCACGTTGTGTGGGACGCATTGAAATAATACCTACGTCAAGCTTATTGGCTAATGCTTTTGCACCAGATAGAAGATTTTGATCTTTAATGATGGCATTTCGTGCTTCTCCATTAAGTTGTGAAGCAGTAAAAATAAATACATTTAATTGTTGAGCAATTGTCTTGAGTTCTGTTGAAAATACCAATAAAAGTTGATGTTCTTTCAAGCCCATACGAGATTTACCACTAACTTCCGACATAAGTCTAAGTGAAGTGCTTATATAATCAAAAAAGAAATACTCGACTTTAAATTCTCGATTATATTTTTTAATTATATTTTTAATATCTTCAATTGAAAAATCCGGAATATGAACAATATATAGCGGAGAAGATCGAATATACTCAATCGCTTTTCTAACTCTTTCATATTCACCATCTTTATATTCGCCATACAAAATATGTTCTTCATTTACTTTGCTGACAGCGGCAATTAAAATGGTTTGTATTTCATCTACTGTCATTTCAGTAGTGATATATGTAGTGGGTTCTGACATTCCTGTGTAAACAAAGTCTTTTTTATACGTATCATATACATATGGAACTGCAATTTTACAAGCGTCTCCTGCCGCACATCGAGATTTTCCTTCTCCTTGTGGAAGAGACCTCATATATAAACATCCTTTTCTACCACCTCTTGCTACTGTATTCAATCCATTATTATTTAATGGCACGCCTACATCGGGAATTTTTCTAAAGCTTTCTACCAAATCCATTGCATCATCAGCCGCTTGAATCTCAGTGGTCAGCATATTCGTGCAATATTTAATCGTAGGACTGATAACCAAATCTGTTTCAACCATTCCTACAATATCCTGTTCAGTGTAATTATCGAACTTCTCCATTTCTTTTGTTAGTTCTTCTACACTTACGGTCGGATCAAATATAGATTTGGTATTATAACCTTTCTTTTCATAATATCTAAGCAGAGAGTATTTTCTAAGTCGATGATAATAGTAATCATAATTATCAAGACTGCTCATTTCTCGTGCACTTGCAAGATAATTTAAACCATCATTAGTTTGAAAAATCTCATATTGTTCTTTATAAGAAGAAAGATATGAATCTATAGTAAATTCATTTATATCTTTGACGCCTTGCATATACGAATTAAAAATAGCAACATATAATAATTCATATAATGCTTCAGTATCAAAATCTGTCCTATCCAGCGGACGATCAATATCATCTATTAAAGTGGGGTCGAGCATTAAACACCCAAT